GCTAGTGTTTGGGTCGTCAAGTATTCACGGCGCTATGCAATTAGCGGCGGAGCTCGGCGCGCGCTGGATTGTCCTCGTCGGAGCGGACTGTGGAACGATCGACGCCAAGGACAGAATCACAGGGTATCCGGTCGCCGGACACCAACCTTGGGCGCTATACAATCGGAATCTCCTTGAGATGAAGCGCTGGATCCGACACGTCTACGGATCCGAGACGTATTCTCTCAACCCGTTCGTGAACTTCAATCTCGAGGGACACAAGTTCCAAGGAGTCAACCGTGATACCTAACCTAGTAATTCCCGTTCTCAACCGATACGACCTTCTTCAACGAGCGATCTCTTCCGTTGACGTCGAGATCCGTTCGCTCTTGATCGTCGACAACGGTCAAGGACCAATCGACGAGATCGCGATCCCGGACAACTTCTCCGACGTGACGTATCTTCCGCTCCCGTCGAATCTTGGCGTCGCGGCTTCGTGGAATCTTGGGGTGAAACTATTCCCTCACGATCCGTTGTGGTTGTTCTCGTCGAACGACGCGATCTTCCAACCGGGAGCGCTTGCCGAGTTCGCTGAGACCGGACCGGACGACGTCCTCCTCTCCCCTAACTTCCCCCGTTGGCAGAGCTTCGCGGTCGGGGAAAACGTGATACGAAACGTTGGTCTCTTCTCGGAGGATCTATACCCGGCTTACTTTGAGGACGACGACTTCGCTATGCGCGTCGAGGACGCCGGCTTCCAACTTCGTCGGATCGAGACGGAGATCGGACACGACAACTCTTCAACGCTCCGAGCGGAGCCTAGCTTCGAATACAAGAACGAGATCTCTTTCGCGAACAATCGGAGACGTTTGGCGGAGCGTCGCGGATCTGGAGAGACCGGGCCGGGACTTTGGAGTCTTGACGTCCGTCGAGCTAACGATTGGACGAAGGAGTTAGAGCGTTAGGCGTTAGAATGGTGAGGGAGGTTTCTTGTGGCGATAACCAATGGATACGCGACGCTCGCGGAAGTGAAGGCGGCGCTCAGAATAACGGACACAGTCGACGATAGTCTTCTCGAGACTTCAATCGAGGCGGCGTCTCGCGAGATCGACGGAATGGCGGAGCGGGTGTTCTATAGCGCAGGGACGGCGTCGCGAGTTTATCTCCCCGACGACTCTTACACGGTCTCAATCGACGATCTTCAATCCATAGTCCACTTGAAAACTTCGTCGACCGGCGAATCTTTCGATACGACTTGGGCCGCGACGGATTACCAACTCGAGCCGCTCAACGGTCAAGTGTCGGGACTATCTCAACCGTTCACAAGGATCCGCGCGATTGGGGACTATCTCTTCCCGCTGTGGGATCCTCGGAACGTCAACGCGCACGAAGCGACGGTCGAGGTCCGGGGCGTGTTTGGTTGGGCGAGCGTTCCGGCGGCAATCAAGCAAGCCACAATCATCTTGTCGATACGCCAATTCAAGCGCTATGACGCTCCGCTCGGCGTGGCGGGCTTCGGAGACATTGGTGCGATCCGGGTGGGTCGTTACGATCCGGACGTCGAGGCTCTTGTGAGCCCGTACAAGAAGGTGAGAATGGCGTGACTATTGCTGATATTCGCGACGGTATAGTCTCGAATCTCGCGACGATCTCAGGTCTCCGGACTTCGGTCGACATTCCGGACAACCCGTCCCCGCCGATCGCTTTCGTCGGTCTGGAGAGCGTCCAATACGATCAGAGCTTCCAACGAGGACTCACCGAGTATAACTTCACCGTCACCGTTCTCGTTGGCCGCGTTTCGGAGCGATCAGCTCAACGGAAACTCGACGAGTATATCTCGAACGGGGCGCGGTCGATCAAGCTGGCAATCGAGGCCGACAAGACTCTCGGGGGAGCGTCTTACGACGTTCGCGTCTCGGAGTTGAGAAACGTCGGTACGGTATCATTGGAGCAAGTAATCTACTTGGCGGCCGACTTCGCCGTCACAGTATTCGCAGACTAAGGAGACATTGTGGCTAAGTTCGTAGCTACTGACTATGACATCTCGATCGGTGGCACCGACTTCTCGGCAAGCCTCGCCGCCGTCACTTTGGACGTTTCTTCCGACGAGCAAGAGATCACCGCGTTCGGGGACACTTTCCGTTCTCGTGTTGGCGGGTTGAAAGACGCGTCCGTTTCACTCGACTTTCACCAGGACTTCGGGGCCGCTTCGGTGGACGCGACTTTGTGGCCGCTCATTGGAGGGACCGCTCAGATCGTTGTTAAGCCGACGTCGGGCTCTGTGAGCGCGACGAACCCGAGCTACACGTTCACGGCGCTTGTGACGCAGTATCAGCCGTTCGCTTCCAACGTGGGCGACTTGGCGACGCTGAGTGTGACGTGGCCTGTGACGGGAGCGGTTACTCGCGGTACGGCCTAGTTCGTGCTAATGTCGAGATATGAACTTCAACCTACTAGTTAAGTATCTCGACGGCACCGAGAAGGAAGTCGCCGGCAGAGCGTCCGACGTTGTCGCTTTCGAGTCCCAATTCGATCTCTCGATCGCCGCGTTAGACAAGAACTTACGGCTCACTCACTTATTCTTCTTAGCTTGGCACTCGGAGAAACGAACCGAGGCGACGAAGTTAACGTTCGAGAAGTGGTTGGACACAGTTGACTCTGTGGAGGCGGCTCTCCCAAAAGAATCCAAGGGCTAGGCGAAGCCTCGGCCCATTGGATAATCGCGAGTATTGCGGTCGAGACGGGGATCTCTCCGCGCGAGCTAATGGAGCTTGATCCTCGAATGTTGTGGACTCTTCAGCGCGCTCTCGTCGCGAAAGCGAATCGAGGGCGTGGTCGTCGGTAGAATGGATACGGAGGCGCGCCGTGGTATTGAGACCGACAATGGATTACAACGAGTTGACGTTCGTCGTCAACGAAATGAAGCAATTCGATAAGAAGCTCAAGGGCCGAATGGAGCGCGCTCTTCGGACGCGTCTCGGCGGAGTCGCCAAGGATATGGATCGTGAGGTTGCTTCAATCAACCCGCTTCCGCCGCTGTCCGGTTTCCGGAATCCCGCTCGAGGAGACACTCTCGATTGGGATCCGATCAAAACGAAGATCCTCTCTCGCTTGTCCGCTGGCAAAGGTCGGGCGATCCTTCTCGTCCACTTCGAGGGTTCCCCGAATAAGAGAATGTTCCAGATCTCGGAGTTCGCCGGATCAAGAAACAACTACACGACTCCCCAAGGGAAGGCGATGATCGAGCAACTCGAGGGACGCTTCAAACTTGTCCAGGGGAAGGGCGGTCGGTTCGGGTTCCGCGCGTTCTTGAATGTCCAACCAAGACTCATTCGTGAGGCAGAAAAAGTGATCAACGAGTTCGTGAACCGATTCAACTCGACGAGGAGTCTCAATGGCTAAGCCGGTCAATATACCGATTACGTACAAGTCGGATCCGAGCGGTATCAATCAAGGGATCTCGTCGCTTAACGCCTTCAAAGCTGTCGGAATCGCCGCCGCCGCCGCTGTCGCCGCCGCGTTCGGGAAGATCGTCTTCGAGTCGGCGAAAATGGCGATGGAGTTCGAGACGTCGTTCGCTCAAATTCAAGGACTTGTGGGGTTGTCGAAAGACGAGGTGCAAGAGCTCCAAGCGGCCGCGCGCGAGCTCGGACCTAGTTTCGGCAAGTCTTCCCAAGAAGCGGCCGACGCTCTCTTCTTCATAACTTCCGCCGGTCTTCGAGGAGCGGACGCGATCGAGGTCCTCGAGGCTTCTCTGAAAGCTTCAGCGATTGGACTCGGCGACGTCAACGCGATCGCGAACACGGCGACGGCCGCGATGAACACTTACGGGGCGGCTAATCTTTCGGGGACGGACGCGGTCGAGGCTTTGGCGGAAGCTGTCCGTCTTGGACAATTCGCGCCGGAGGAGTTGGCGAGCTCTCTCGGTCAGGTGATCCCGATCTCGAACGAGTTGGGGATCTCTTTCCAAGAGACAACGGGTCTCATTGCGGGGTTGACGAAGACGGGTCTCCCCGCGTCTCAAGCTGTCACGGGTATCAAGGCCGCAATGCAGGCGTTCTTGAAACCGACGTCGGAAGCGACGCGTATGCTCGAGAAATACGGCTTGTCGACGGACCAAGTGAAGGACTCAATCGAGCAAGACGGTTTCCTCGCGACAATGGTCAAGCTTCGGGAAGCTTTCGGCGAGAACGACGAAGACTTTACTCGGGTTATCGGTTCGATCGAAGGTTTGAACGGCGTTCTCGCGCTCACCGGAGAGAACGTCGCCGTCAATCAAGAGATCGTCGCGGAAATGACCGACGAGTTCCTCATTATGGACGAAGCTATGGGGATCGTCGAGGACACAGCACAAAATAAGTTCGCTGTGGCTATGGAGACGATCAAGGACTCTTTCCTCGAGATTGGTCTCGCGCTCCTCGAGAAATTACAACCGTACCTCGACGACTTCCTCGTCTGGATTGACGAACACGGGCCCGCGATTGAGGAGGGCTTCGACAATATCTTCACAACGATCGACGAGTTCTTGTCGAGCGAATCAATGGGCACGTTCATTCAAAACTTCAAAGATCTCTGGCCGGAGATCCAAAAGACGGTGAGCCAATTCGGGGAGCTCGCCGGGACCTTAATACCGTTAGTGTTTGACGCTTTGGATCAGGTTCTTCCGTTGATCCAAGATACGGCCTCGGTTATCGACGATCTCGCTTTCTTCCTCGACGAGACGATTGGAGCTATGGCGGGGGTGACGGACGAGTCTCCGAGCTTTATTGACTCCCTTGAGAGACAACTCAACCCGATCCGGCGGATCTCTGACGCGATGAAGCTCTTGGCGGGTTATCTCGACGCGGCGCGCACCGCTTGGGAGCGTTGGCAGAACTCCGGCTTCGATCAACACGAAGACGTTGGCGGACAAGCGCGGACCGCTGTGAGATCTCGACGCGCCGGCGGAGGACCAGTGACGGCGGGTGGGACGTTTATGGTTGGGGAGCTTGGTCCGGAACTCTTCGTCCCGTCCGGCTCTGGACAGATCGTCCCGAACAACGCGCTCGGGGGATCCACAATCAACATAACGGTGAACGCGGGAATGGGAACGAACGGGGCCCGGGTCGGTGAGGAGATTGTCTCCGCCATCAAGCGGTACGAACGTTCTTCCGGTCCTGTGTTCGCGAGGGCGTGATGGCTACCGTTGTCGAGCTGTCAACGGTCGAGGGCTTTATCCTCGACGATCCGGTCGCGGGCGTTCTCGACAACGTTCTCTATACGCTTGGCGGGAACTCGTTCGCCGACATAACGTCGAGTCTCATAACGGCTTCCGTGAGTCGCGGAAAGAATCGAGATCTCGATCGTTATTCGGCGGGTATCGCGTCAATCATTCTCAACAATGAGGACCGGAAGTTCGATCCGCTCTACACGGCGGGGCCTCTTTACAATCAACTCGTTCCGCGTCGCGAGATCCGGATCTCAAAGGACGGGGAGCGCGTCTTCACGGGGACCGTTGACGATTACAATCTTGATTACGTTCCGAAGCCTCGGTCGAAGGCGGAGATCGCGGCGTCCGACGATCTCTCTCTTCTTTCCCGTCAAGTACTCTCCGGCTTCAACCCGTCCTCACAGCTCACTGGAGCCCGCGTAACGGCCGTTCTTGACGACGCTAATGTCTTGTGGTCAACCGACAAGAGATCCGTCGACACGGGTCAATCAACGCTCGGGACCGGGATCTTCGACGGAAACGCTCTCGAGTATCTTCAACAAGTCGACGCGTCCGAACAAGGAGCTCTCTTCGTTGGGAAGAGCGGGGATCTCACTTTCCGGGATCGTCTCGACTTCACTCCAACGTCCACGTCGGTTGTCGAGTTCGCCGACGACGGGACCGGGATCCCGTATCAGCGCGTCCAAGTGAACTACGGGATCGAGTTGCTATACAACAACGTCGAGGTGACGTCTCCGGCGGGGACCGCGATCGCGAACAATCAAAGATCTAGGACCGCTTACGGGGTGAGCTCTTACGAGGTGGCGACGCTCGTCGACTCT